GCAGCGCGCGCTGGACGTGACGCGCCCCGAGCTAGAGCACGTCCTGACCTGCGAGGACTGCTACATGTTCGACGCCTACGATGGCGGTGGCCCGCACTTCTGCCGCGCGTTCGAGATCGAGTTCCGGGGCTGGGTGCCGCGCGAGCGGACACCCGAGGAGCAGGAGCAAGCGCAGATGTGGATGAACATCTACGGGCCGGCGATCCAGCAGGCGCTCCAGCGCAACCTGACCTTCGGGCAGCAGCCCTAGGACTGCACGCTGTCATCCGGGCGCCGGCCGCCGTGCTCGGCGAACCACGCGGCCTCGCGCTGCTTCGGTGACGCGCTGAGGGCACCGTGCCGCTGATCTCCGCCGAAGCCAAACTGCGGCTGCCACGGAACCGAGCGCCCGTGCGGCATGAGGGCGCCGATCGGGCCGCCCCATGCTGCCCCGTACAAAGCGGGCCTAAGGAACGGACGGGCAGGAACCCACTCAGGTCCGACTACGCCCGTTGTGCGGTGAAATGTTCTGTGGCCCAATTCGAGATATGCGGCGTACTCACGGCCGGCGTCGCCGCCGACTGCGGACACGATGAGGTCGGTGCCGTCCATGTGATGCGAAACAGATATCGCCAGCGCGCCCGTCTCCTTCGGCGCGTACCGCCGTGCCCTCTCGGCGATCTCCGGGCCGAGCTTGCCGTCAAGGAACGGGATGCAGGCTTCGGCGGCTTTCACTCCGGCGTCAGCGTCCACGACAACTCGCAGGGGAATCGCCCCCTAGTCGCTGACGAGTCCCGCCGCCGTGCGCTCCTTGAGCGTGAGCACGATGTCCGGAGGGGAGCCGAGAGACGGCTGCAGCGAGACATCCCGGATCTCGTAGAAAGGCATCGTGCCCGCCAGCGAGGTTCCCGCCGCCGCCGGGTTCCAGGTGACCTGCAGCGAATCGGTGTCGAGCACGTCCAGCCATGACGGGACGATGGCGATGACGGTGCGGATCGTGCGCGGCATCTGCGTGGCGGGATCGAAGACGTTCTTCGTTTGCTCCGCGAGTTCGGCGGGGATGCCGGTCTCGTAGGGCAGGAAGCTGTCCACGGTGTCGCCGTAGGCGTCCGTCGTGGTGCCCCTGCAGACCGTCACGATGCAATTGGGCTGCACGGGCACCTCCCCTCGCTGCGCTCCTGCTGCTAGTTGATCTGCTCCCAGTACCCGGCGGCGACCTGGAACGACGACGCGGACACCGCGGACCCCATGACCGCGTTCAGGGTCAGGGTCGCGCTGGCGGTGACGGTGACGGCGGTCGCCGAGGCGTTGCCCGCCAGCCAGATGTTCCCCGCCGAGGTCGTGGAGACCGAGGTCTGCATCTCGGCCTTCTGGATGACCTGGACGGCGACGGTGGAATAGAAGCTGACGGTGGCCTCGACGTTCCACAGGTTCGCGGCTGCGGATGCCAGCGGCGCGGCGACGGCGATCATGTTGTCGAGCACGGTCCCGGCCGAGCCGCCTGAGTAGGTGTGCCAGCACAGCGTCGGCATCGCGCTGGCCGGCATCGTGTAGAGACCCCAGGCGTGGAGGCGGAACACGGACCCGGCGACGGCCAGGGCGGTCGCGGAGGCGGGGACGGTGACGAGGGCCTGGTTGGTGGTGGCGTTGGAGATCGCCGTGCCCGCGGCTGTCAGGCCGTCAGAGGGGAGGATCTGCGATTGGGTGGCCAGGAAGTCAGCGGCGTATTCGCGCGTAATGGGTGTAGAAGGGATGGAAGCGTTCATCTGGGCGACAGTGAGTGCCATGACGGGGCCTTTCCGTGCGTGCGGATGGGAGCGCCCGCACGTTGCGGGGCTGAGAGAAGTACGGTGGATGGCGCGGCGGGGCGAGTTGCCGGCGGTGAAGGCCGCGGATTACTGACTTGGCACGTCAGCGCCCCGCCGCTTCACCACCCCAGAAGCGGAGCTGATGGCAGCACGCCCACCGTGCGCAAGATGGTCGCCGCCCTTGGCGCTAGGGGCGGCTGGATCTGCATGGTCGCGCCGCCGGCGCGGGTCTGCGAGATGCTGCCGCTGATGGCCGTCGATGAGAACTGGCTCTTGGTCAGCGTCGGATCGTTGTTAGCCAGCTCGAACGCGCACTGCGCGCAGGTTGCCCGCATGAAGGCGTCGATCACGCTGGGGTCGGTCGGCAGCCCGTCCGCGTTCACCGCGTACACCGCGCCGATGGCATACAGGTCAATCGTCTCGGTGGCACGTCTTAGCGCCGGGGTGAGAACGGACGCGGGCGTGGACGTATCCCCGCTCCAGGCGCTGTACTGCGCTGCCGTGGCGTAAACCCCGGGGCCTGGCGTCTGGGTGACCAGGGCGGAGATCGTGACCGTCTGGGAGATCTGGAGCGTGCTAGACGGTCCGGTGGCTGACCAGAGGACCGCGTAGTCACCGGGAGAGACCGTGGTCGCGACGTTCCACACGTAGGTGTAGGTGGCCGGGTCTACCTCGGTGATGCCCGTGCCGGTCGGCCCGATCAGCGCCGATCCGCCTGCTGCGGGCGTGATCGTGATGCTGGGGCTGGAGACCGCCTGCTCGAACCCTGAACCGAGGTAGGTCTCGAAACCGGCCTGAAGGACGATCTGGCCGCCGGGGACGGCGTACAGCCAGATGTCGTTGGAGAAGGGGACGCCCACCGGCTCACCGCCTGACATGGGACGATGGGCGGATGCCTGGCACGGACCGCGTACTCGCCGCGATTGATGACGTCCTGGAGGACTGGGAGTCCGGCGAGGATGCCGCCGCATGGTACGCCGATGGCGGCCCGGATGAGCTAGAAGACGCACCACCCTGGACCGGGATGCAGGGGATGCACCCCACGCTGGTGATCTACGACGAGGTGGCAGATTTCGGCCGCTCCATGCAGGCGTTCGCCGCGGCGATGAATCCCGTGATACGGCAGTGGGCCGAGGGCTTCCGGAAGATAAGCGCCGTCATGTCGCCGCTAGCGCACGCCTTCGCCGGCCCCTATGACCGCAAGCACCGCGCCCGCTGCCGCTACTGCACCCCGGACGCCAATCAGGGACCGCTCTGCATCGACGGTCACGAGTACCGCCGCAGGCAGCGAGCCCGCAGGCGACGGCGCTAGCCCGCAGCCGGGACCGCCGCTACCAGCTCATCCCGCGTCATCCCGGCGACTTCTTCCTCGCTGAGTGCCCCGAGAGCAACCGCGTAGGACCGCCAGACCTCTTGCGAGGCATTGCCTCTCGGCCGCTCGGGCTCGTCCGTGCCGTCGATGTCCACCGGGGGCAACTCCACGGCAGCAGCGGGCACGGCGTCCTTCTCCGCCGCGTCAGGCTCGGCGTCTGGCAGGACATCCCCGCCGGGCCACGGATCACCTGACTCCGTGACCCGGCGCAGATCCCCCTCATCCCACCGCTTCCGCATCACCGGCTGCAAAGGGAGCGTGCAGCCGACGACGTGACCGCGGATCTCGCCCCTCGGCGCGATCTCCTGCAGGTAGATCATCTGTGGCATGGACGTGATCCTAGTCTCAGCCGAGGCCGGACTTCTGCTTGATCAGCGCGTACACCGTCAGCGACGTGGACGCCGACCAGTCCAGCGACACCGACCCGTCTGCCTGGGTGATCCGGTCAGTGTTCCCGATCGGCACGACCACGGTGGCGTTGGCGGTGCAGGTGATCACGTTGTCACCCGAGGACGCCTGCTCGAACGGCACCGAGGCGGCGGCGGCGCCGGACGCGGTGTTCCCCGACCCGCCCGCGCGGATGGTCATGGTCCGGGCCGTGCCGCCGCCGTTGGTGACGATCAGGATCAGCCCGAACGGCCCCAGCGCGATCGTGTTGCCGTTCACCGCGTCGGGGGTTGCTCCCGCTCCCTGGCTGACAGCGGCGTCGTCGGAGAGGGAAACAGGGGTCAGTGCAGTGCGTGCCGCCATGGCGGGTCTCCTTCTTGTTGGGCAGGAGACCCGCTTGGGGCTCCCTTAGGTGGGGAAAGCTAGCTGGCCGGATGCCCGGGTGTCCGTTTAGATACCCGTTGGGCGTTCCACGTAGGCTAGGGCGCATGTGTCCGGCCTTGTCATCAAAGCTCCGTATACGTGAAGGCCACGAATAGCGTCACTAAATGACGTTTGCAACCGAAGTGCCTCGGTTTCGGTGATCTGCTCCCCATATGTGATTCCCATGGGGTGACCTGCCTGGATGGCCCAGACTCCGGTACCGGCACCGCCGGCGACGGGCTGAGGCGTCGAGTTCGTCTTGAGGATGTTGAACCCGGAAGCGGTGCCCATGAACCCGCGCTGGAAGGTCTGCGAGGCATCACCCTGCATGTCGGTGACGCTGACGAACGCCTGCGTCTGGCTGATCAGCGAGACGAACCACGGCGGGCAGGTGACGTACCTGTCCTCGTCCGGGACGTTGTTCTGATCGAGGATCACCTTGAGCGGCTCCAGCACCTTGATGTAGGCGTCGGCCGGGTCGGAGGTGCTGCCGCCATAGGGCAGCGGGGTCAGCGGAGCGCCCGTGGTTCCCAGGGTGTTGGCCGAGCCGATCGCGGTGTAGAGCCCCGCGATGTAGGTGTCGGCGGTCAAGGCCAGCTGGTACGCAGCACGGCCTTCGAGGTACGCCTGCATGTCGCCCGCGGCCTGCCTGCGGTCCACGTCATCGATGGCGAACGAGAACGAGAACGCCTGGTTGATCTGAAGCTGCATGCCGGCGTCCACGAGCGCCTGGTAGGCGAGGGTAGAGCCGATCGTGTAGGCGGAGATGGTGGGGTCACCGAACTGCGTGATATGCACGTTGTTGCCCGGCCCGCTGATCTCCCCGTCGTAGTCGTTGTTCACGACCATCGGGCTGCCGTACACCAGTTTGCGCTGGAGTGCGGCCAGGATGACCTTGGACCAAATTGAAGGTTTGAAGTTCAAAACGCTCATGGCTTTAAGTTCACTTTCTGCTAGGCTTGATGTCATGGATGAGACATGGCCCACATCGCCAGATGACCTGGTCAGGGCATACGAGACCGCCGTGGAACAGCACGGGGAAAGTCACGCCGTAACCGAGATGGCCCGCATGTACGGGGTGCCGCTCCGCACGGCCTATGGGCGCCTCGCCGTAGCAGGCGTCCGGGATATGCGGGACGTTCCGAGCAAGCCGCCACCCGATGAATTACGGGCGGTGTATGAGGCTGCAATAGCCGCGCACGGCGAGCGGGGAGCCATCCGCAAGATGGCCCTCGCGACCGGCGTGGACTACGTGACAATCCGGAAATGGCTCATCGCGGATGGCCTGCGCGCCGTCAAGCCGCGCGCAGGGGCCCCGAGGCCCATCACGGACCCATGTCCGTGCGGGGCCGTGGCCACCACCCGCTACCGGAACGAGGACCCGCCGCTGTGCTTCCGCTGCTACATGCGGCGGTATGCGTCAGATCCCGATTCGTCATTCCGGCGTGCCGGTCGGCTGGCCGTGGCCGGGGCCAAGAAGGATCAGCCGTGCGCGGACTGCGGCGGCGTGTTTCATTCCTGCGTGATGGACTTCGATCACGTCCCCGAGCGGGGCGCGAAGGTGTTCCATCTCGGTCGGGCCGACCGGAGCCTCAAGTCCATCGAGGAAGAACTGGCGAAATGCGACATCGTCTGCGCGAACTGCCACAGGATGCGCACGTGGAACCGTAGTCACGGCCAGGTCAGCGAACCTGCTTCATGAGTCGTCCGCCGATGGCCGCTTACGCTCTTTGCGTTCGCCCTGCTCCCTTCTGGTCAGAGCGAGACGGAGAGCGTTTGCGGCTGTCGGCGTCTCTGGTCAGTAACGTTTCGACTTCGGCTTGGCGAAGCCCTCGCCTGCGAACAGGCCGTTCTTCATCGCGTCCCAGACCTCGGCCGGGGACATCCGGGCGGCGTCTTCCTCGGTGAGCTGCCGCTGTCCTCCCGGTGCCCCGTTGAACTCCCCGCCAGAACGGGGAATCGTCGGAGCGGGAGGGGCGGGTGCAGCCGGGGGTGCCAGCGGATTGGCGGCCGGCACGGGAGTGATCGCGGCCTTGTAGCCCGGGTTGGCGGTCACCGCGGCCTCGATCGCCTCAGTGACCCGCGCCCCGAAGTCCTCCGCTGCCGGGTCCAGCCCGGTGACAGTGGCGACGAACGCGCGGGAATCCAGCAGGGCATTGCCGTTGACGCCGCTCGCGTAGGCGCTGCGCAGGACGGCGAGCTCAACATCGGCGGCGCGTTTCTGCGCGGCGTGGGTGGTGGCTTCGGCCCGTGCGGCGTCACGCTCGAGCTGTGCCCGCTCGGCGAGCTGCTCGGGGGTGACATCTTCCTGGGCGATGCCGAGGGCGACGGCGAGTGCCTTGTTGCGGGCCGCCTGGTCAGCTTCGGCCTTGGCTGCTGCGGCCTTCATGCCGTCGAGGGTTTTCTCGATGGCCTGCCGCTTGGCGCGCTCTTGCTTGTACTCCTCCCGGATGGCGGCGACCGTGCGTGCGGTCTTCTCCGGGTCGTCTCCTGCGGGCTGCTGCGGCTCCTGTCCGCTGGCTGGCTCGGGTGATGCTGCCGGTGTTTCTCCCGCCTGGGGAGTTGCCGGCGGCGTCTCAGGGGGCGCCGGGGTGCCTTCGGGAGGGGTTTCCGTGTCACCGGGGGCTCCGCCGGCGGCGACGTGGATAGGTAGTCCGTTCTTGCGGTAGCCGAGGAACGCACCGGGCGCGGTCGGCAGGGTGATCGTCATTGCGGGTGGCCTCCAGGGCCTCGGATGGGCCGCGCCAGGCGGCATGAAAAAGACGCACCAAGGGGAGGTGCGCCGTTACGGTGTGGTCATGGCAAGCACAGCTACCTGCACGTGGGAGTACGACCCGAGCCGGTTCTGCTGGAACCTCTGGGAGCGCGGCGGCGGCCGGCCCGACCGGAATGTTGGCTTCCTCGCGGTGGAGTCGGTAGCCGACGTCTCGCGTGCTGGCCATGAAGGCCATGTGCTGGCAGTCGAGAAAGGCGTGCCGGACGCCTGGCAGCGGTTCCTGCGCTGGGTGAAGGACACGTACGGGGTGCCGTTTCCCGATGACGCCCGGCCGCTGGCATGAGCGACCGGAGCGGGCCAGAGTGCAGGTGCCAGTGCAATGCATGCCGCAGTACCTGCCGCGCGGGCGGCAGGCTGGCTGAGGTGGAAGTCGCCGCCGCCCGGAAGTGGCACCCGGAGATGGGCGGCGGCGAGATGCCGCGCCCGGCTGAGACATGGGATGACGTGATCGACGGCATGATCCGGTCGGCACCGGCCGGTCTCAGGGGTCCGATGCGTTCCTGGAGGGGCCGGGTTTAGCGCCGGGTCTCCGCCAGCCTGTGCCGCGCCCGTGCCTTCTCGTGCGGCGTCAGGGCTGCCACGGCGAGCCTCGCGGCGTGCCGCTGCCTTAGTGCCTGGGCCTGCTGCCTGCGGTCCTCAGCGTGGCGCACGGCGGCCTGCGCGGTTGTTTCCACGGGTGCCGCGAGGTCGGACAGGTCTGCGCCGTCAGCGACGGGCATCGTGCTGCATCGGCAATTCGGGTGGCCCCAGCCGCCCATGATCATTTCCTGGAGGGTCCCGGCTACCGTCGCCGTGAACTGCTTCCCTGCCGCGTCAGTGACCGAAACCCGCGCGCCCGGAGGCGTAGAGCCAGTCAGCGAGACTGTCTTTCCCAGCCAGGGCAGGCATTTCCCGCAGATGTGCTCGGCCCACCGGGAGTAGACGACTGCCAGGTCCCCGCCGTCAGCGCGGATCTGCCGCCATTCGTCCTCGCGGATGAGGTTCGAGATCGTGGTACGGGTCGCCATCTCGACGTAGGCGGTCACGTCCCATGCGCGGCCCGTAGCGTCCGTGAACCCGGTGATGCCATGTCCTGCTGCCCTGGTGATGGCTGCCTGGGCGGCTGCGAGACGGTCAGCGAGGCTCCCGGACGCGGGGACTGCGGCGGTGACCTCGCGGAAGATCGCCAGCGTGCTCTTGTACGCGGACCGGCCGGCGGAGCCGAGCATCTCCTGAAGGGTCGCGAAGCTTCCCGTCCTGGCGAGGTCTCCGGGTACGGGGACGTGAGCGCGGGGGTTGATCCCGGCAGCGATGAGGATGGCGATGGTGCGGGCTATCGCGGTGGCGATGATCGCGGCTGCGAGGGATGCGAGCCTGCGGGCTGCCTGCGCCGCTGCCGTGGCGGCTGCCTGCTGCCGGCGTTTGCGCCATGCCTGCTGCTGGCGGGGGTTCATCCCGCGCGGAGGGGGCGCCGTGGCGATCGAGGATGCGGTGACGGCCTTGCGGACCGCTGACGCAATCGCGGCGAGAAGCGCGATCTCCGCTGCCGCCCAGACGGCGGCGATGGCGACGGCTACGGACAGGGCGCGGATCTCACGCTGCCCGCCCGGGTCAGCTACCGGAGCCACCCTGCGGGCTCGGCTTCGGGTCAGACGGGA